GAAAGCGTGCGTATTGCCTGAAAACACAACCCGCTACGGGGGAGACTTACCCGAAATCTGATTTATTCAACAAAGCCACAGCCTTGTCACGATCTGTCACTACTAGTAGTAAAGGTCATAACCTCCGCTTTCTCTTCTGGCTCTTGATGCTCTCACTCGTGCTTTTCTTAACATCCTTAACAGCGGGTAGGTTTGTACTTTGTTCGAGTTTATTATCTGTGAGGATAGTAACTCCCTGCGCTCTGTCTCTGCCTCTTTGGTGACCGCTATCACTGATAAATCCCAATCGTGTTTGCTAATTAACGGTGCTTGGAATGGGGTGATTGGTGAGCGATTTATGTCTTGTCGTTTCAATGTACGCTGTATCTGTCGCTTAACTTTGTAGTTGTCTTTCCTTGATGCCTGAATGGCTTTTAGTATGCGTCTTACAGCATGAAAGCCAGTGATAGAAAGTGTTTCTTTTTTTATCTCATGCCGCGCCCAGCCATTCGAATAACCCCAAACGGTGGCATCTGACCAATCATATAGGCTCTTGCTCGCCTCTCTATTAAAGTCATTTAACTTAGTTTCGGGCTTTGCCATGTAATCAATCTGTTTACCTATACACTTTGTAGGCTCTGAATATTGCTGACCTTTCAAATCTAGATCCCACTGAGGAGGAACATTTGATGGGATTGCATTGTTTGCCAGTGTTACCCATTTGCTGACAATTTTGCCAGCTTGCCCATTAATGCTTCTTTCGTTCACCATGATTATTGCGTGTACATGCGGCTCTGACTGGTGTCGAGCCCACTCCATGACGTAAACCCACTGATTGCCTTTCGAAGTCAACCATCTGGTAAGTGCCTTTAACGCTTTGTTGAATTTCTCTGGCGTTGTTCCCTTAACGGGTCTGAAGGTAAAGGAGTAGGGGATACCACTAGTTGATTCGACATCCAGAGTAAACAAAGCTCGCCTCATTGTACGCCATTTCCTCTTTGTCCAGGCTGGTGGTATGCAGTGGTTAGCCTTTGATGATTGTCGTTTATTCTCCGCCTTTAATTCATTACGTTTGTACTTAACTGATTTCACATAAGCTAAGGTTCGACCATTGATGCGATTGATTACGGCTTGTGATTTTGTGGATAGACTCGCGTCTTTATCGTATAATTCCATGTGTAAAATTCATATATTTCAATTGATTCAAAGCCGACTCTCGCAAAGTCGGCTTTCTACTTTGTCAATCACAGGTATTTGGTTTCAATACCCTTGTAAATAGTTCTAAGCGTGTCTTCAGGCACTTTGCCCACCAGCCCACGCAACAACGACAACGTTATGTTTACCTTACGCAATGTCTTTACATATCTGGCGTTCGTCCTCCAGAGCTTCAATGTTTCGTCTTTATCGCTGTGGTATGCTTCTAAGTTGCGTTCTGTGACGTGATACGCCCCTGTTTTACACTGTTCAACAGGAATTCCCCAATCGTTGCGTAACAGCGTTAAAACGCGACTACGTTCGTGATTTCCTGCTTTCCTTAATATGTCATCAAACTCCTTTGGGGTAAGCTTCCTGCCACTTAGTAGGCTATCGCGTATATTTGCGGCGACCTGAGTACGTGTAAGAGTGCTCATTTTCGTCCCCCCAGAAATCTGTCGGCAAATTGATCAAGGCTGGAGGCAAGCCACACTCTGCGCTTGCGTCCATTGATGGTCTGATTTACATAGGGGGGAAAGCTGGGGATATATCGCTTTAACTGATAGAAGCGTGATAGACAGACACCAAGATATTCTGCTGCGTCTTTAGCGGTCAGATAATTAATCATTTTATTCCCTTACTGTTGTACCAAAATGCAATACGGAGGAAGACTTCCTGTCTTCCCAAATCACTCTACAATTTTTGTGTGATTAAATCAGATCGATTACTAAGTAATCATCGCCAGAGACAATGCCGATAGCTTTTCCACCGTTGGTGGATTTCACATCATAAACCCAGGTGCTGGTGCTTACCTTTTGTGGATCTGATCTAATCAGTTCCGCGAAGGTCTCAAAATCAACATGGGTTACGTTCAGCTTTTGATTGGTGGGGGTCAACTGCATTCTTAATACCTAATAACGTATTGTTTGTATCCGGTTTGTTTCTGTTCTTTGTTACTACGCGATTCGGCTATACGTTGATCGATCCAGTCATCGATCTCGCTTTCAATAAAAGCTATTGCGCGAGCACCAATCTTGACTGATTGAGGGAATTGTCCTCGGCTCATCAGAGCATATACCCACGCCTTGCTATAGCCAGTGCGTTTCAAAACCTCAGATATTCACTCGTTGGAATGAATACACAGTGCAGTGTTTATTCTGTTGTTTATGCCAAAAATGAAGGCCGACTATGCGGCCTGAAATTACTTAACCAATGATGCTGCATATTCGATAAGGTAAAGTTTTGGAGCAAGCCAGATTTTCAGCCAGTCGAAATAATTGAAGAAAACAACAATAGAAGTAATCGCTATTCCTGATGTTACAAGTAGCGATAAAAGAACAACATCCGCATCATCTCCTTTATTCCATGCAAAAATCATCAGATAAACACACGCTATAATCACCAATACACAGATAGCCTGAATTCCAGCTGATGATACGGCGTGCCACATCAAAAGCTGATGGATGACATCAGGAATCTGTGCCTGGCTAAATGAAACAGCCGCGTCTATTCCATTACTGGCTTTTTGCAGTAGTTCTACGAGAATCTTGTTTGCTTGTTCTTCCATATATCCCCTTGATTGTAATAAGCATGAAATTATTTACGGCCAAAAAATAAAGGCCACCATCAGGCAGCCTTGTTATTCTGTTTACCAAGTTCTCTGGCAATCATTGCCGTCGTTCGTATTGCCCATTTATCGACATATTTCCCATCTTCCATTACAGGAAACATTTCTTCAGGCTTAAGGCAGTTGGATGCACACAGGGAGCTATCGGACATTGGGTATCGGTCGAAGAAATACGCTCAATCGCAGAACGGCACAAACAGGAAAATCCAAACCTGTCACTCATCATGGCGGATTATCTTGGCCTGATTGAGAAGCCGAAAGCAGACCGCAACGACCTCGCAATTGCTCACATCTCAGGAAGCCTGAAGGCGATGGCGAAAGACCTGAAAACGCCTGTTATCTCCCTGAGTCAGCTTTCGCGCGATGTTGAGAAGCGACCAAACAAACGCCCGACAAACGCAGATTTGCGTGATTCAGGAAGCATTGAGCAGGACGCAGACTCAATCATCATGCTCTATCGGGAAAAGCAGCAGAGAAGAAACGGCGACGAGAGGAGCAGAAACAGAAAGATAAACTTAAGATTCGAAAACTCGCCTTAAAGCCCCGCAGTTACTGGATTAAACAAGCCCAACAAGCCGTAAACGCCTTCATCAGAGAAAGAGACCGCGACTTACCATGTATCTCGTGCGGAACGCTCACGTCTGCTCAGTGGGATGCCGAGGGGGCTTTGCTCGGGACAGGCTCAAAGCGAGCGGAGCAATATGCAACGCGTAGTAAGCTGGTAAGCAATTATTTTGACCGTTTTGGTGAGTACAACCCTGATGATGTGGTGAAATCTCTGACCACCACGTTAAGGGGGCGGAAGGATGCCGCTGGCGCTGTTATCAATGACGTCACCAATAAAATGGGTAATGCCGCAGTTGATACCACAAATACCATGAATGCTCTGAATACAGCGATCGCAAGACAGGAACGGCTTGGGACGTCTGCCAATCAAAGTCTGCTTACATCCTTGCGTAACCTACGCGAAGAATTAGCAAACCCTGCAACTGATTTGGATGTTACGTTTGATCTCTTGCGTCAGCACAGAACAGCATTTAGATCTAATGTTCAGGGAGATGCTATGGTCTTCCCAAACCAGGCAAAAGCAGCTACCAATATGGTAGAGAATGCAATGTCAAAAGATCTTCGTAACGCAGTTGCAAAAAACCTTGGTGCATCAGACGCAGCAAAATACCTTAAAGCAAACTCCGATTATGCAAACGTTTATAATAAGGTGCTTAATAAAAACATTGCTAACAAGCTCAACAAGGCAAGCAGTGAAGCCAGTCCTGAACTTATAAATACCGTTGTATTAAGCAGAAAACCATCTGACGTGAAACGAATCTGGAGCGCATTGGATGATAAAGGGAAAGATGCTATGCGTGCAGCTTACGTCAGCAAAATAGCGGAAAAGGCCGGTGACTCTCCAGCCAAGTTCATCACTGAAGTTAATAAGCTTAAATCTCAGTCAGGCGGTGAAATTTACAACACTATTTTTTCTGGAAAGCACATGAAAGAGCTTGATGCTCTTCATGAAGTTCTACAGCAAACAGCAAGGTCAGACACCGCAAATGTAGTAACTCAGACGGGGCAATCACAAGCCAACAGGATAAGGACGATTGGCGCAACTGCGACTCTTGGAGTATCAATGGGGCTTGAGGCTGGTTTTGGTGCAATGATGCGTTTGTATGAGTCCAAAGCAGCAAGGAATGCGCTCTTACGTCTGGCAAACACTAAAGCTGGAACGCCAGCTTATGAAAGAGCGCTAAATCAGGCTGCTACTGCCGTGCGCCCGCTCTTAGCTAACGAAGCGACCCGGCAGTAGCACTGTAAGCCAAGGACGGCATTTATTTTATAGTTTTTATGAATTCTTTATTAAATCCCTTAGCTTCTCCGGGGTATCTTCCAAAGACAATTTTTATAAAAACAGAAAAAATAAAGATAGCAACGCTTAACAACAGTTGCAGTATCATTGGAACCCAAAGAACTACAGGCTCTATATTCATGAAACCAAATATTCTTCCGGCGATCATGGCGAAGTACCACACTGTTATCAGCAAACTTAGTGGCATATGAATTACTGATATTACCAATCCAAGAGCATCAGTAATTCTATTTTCAAATTTTTCAGGGGAAAACTTTTCTTTAAGGTAATTCAGTGCGCAGGCCTCATTCTCTGGATTTTCAGCATTTTTCCCTATAGCAATAGAAATCTCAGATATCCTTGATTCAATTCTTTTGCGTTTAATAAAACTAGAAAAAAAGAACCACGCAATCTGCAACCCTATCCCCATAAATAGAGTTGCGGCAACTAGCACAGCGTAACTCATAGAATCAGACACACCAACCTCCTTAGTTTTGCGCAGGATACCATGAAAAAAGTTAACATTGGAAACGTACCAAAGATGCTCGTTCCGCTCTTTGAGAGCGGTACAATTGTGTTTTGTAGAGACTTTCCAGAATGGCAACGCCTGCATCAAAAACTTGGCGTTGACGTGCATGACTCGGACGCCAACGGAGCGTCTCATACAATGAGTAGCGAGAATGGTGTTTTGCATGTGATAGGCGTGTTCAATGGCAAACTATCTACTATTGCCCATGAGTGCGCTCACATGGCATTCGATATCTGCTCAAGGGTAGGTGTTGATGTTGAACCAGGAAGAGCCAACGAGACTTACTGCTACTTAATGAGCAGGCTTGTTGAGTTCTGCGAGCGACATATCAAAAAGCCGGAGTGAACCGGCTTGATTATTACTTTTTGCTGTCTGGAGTTCGCTTATCCAATACCCAGCCATGACCTGGCTTTGTTGTTGGTGGAAGCCTTTCGTTGTCCTTGACGGTGGCAAAATTGTCTTTCTTACCGCCGCGTGGGCCAACTTCTTGGTATATTCCGCCGTTTTTTCCTGTGTTTTCACCTGGTTTTTTCGCCATGATATACCTCAACATACACCCGTTATTGGGCGATTAAATATTGATCTCATTTTATAAGTAGTCAATATGGCCCAGGTAAATGCAAAAATTAACCCACCGTCAGGTGGTTTTTTTGTACAAATCCTTCAGCCAGTACATAACTACTGACAGATAACCAACGCAACGACCCAGCTTCGGCTGGGTTTTTTTATGCCCAAAATTCACCGTAGCCATGCTTCGGTGATTCCTTGTATCTGGAGCAAATTAAATGACAGACATTACAGCTAATGTTGTAGTAAGCATGCCTTCGCAACTCTTCACTATGGCTCGTTCTTTTAAAGCCGTAGCCAATGGCAAAATTTATATCGGTAAAATTGACACGGACCCGGTAAATCCTGAAAACCAGATTCAGGTTTATCTGGAAAACGAAAATGGAACGCACATACCTGTTGCACAGCCTATCGTTATCAATGCTGGAGGGTATCCAGTATACAACGGGCAAATTGCGAAATTTGTAACTGTTGAAGGTCATTCAATGGCTGTGTATGACGCATATGGCTCACAGCAATTCTACTTCCCAAATATCCTAAAGTACGATCCATGATCTTACCCAGCAATAGTGGACACGCGGCTAAGTGAGTAAACTCTCAGTCAGAGGTGACTCACATGACAAAAACA